ATGGCAAAGAAGCCAACCAACGAACAAACCAGCCCACGAATTGCGAAAATCGCATCGAAGGGTCTCAAGGCGCCGAGCACGCTGACCACGGCGGAAATTCGGGCGGTATCGGGTGCGGTTCTCACGCAGACGCCCAACAAGCCCGCCAAGAAATCAAAGACGTAGCTGTACCGTAATGTCCGTCTGCGCAGCCGTGAAAGGCCGCTAGGCCGCCTTCATCAGGGCGGGAAACTACTCCGTTGCCGGCTTCGCCCAATCAAGCATGGCCAGCGCGGCCTTTGCGTCGATGCCGGCTTCCTTGGCCATTGCGAGTCCCTGAACCAGCGTGGCGAATGCCCGCGCCGAGCCGCCCGCGTCAAACGCCTGCGTCGGCCCCATGGTATCGATCGTCACGGCCCCGCCAAGCTTCTCGGTTGCTTCCTCTGCCAGCAATGTAGCGATCGGCTGCAACGTCCATTGGGCGAGGTGCCGTTGCGCCTCGCGGACCATCGGCCCGGTGGTGGCGGAATTGAACAGTCCCGGCAAGACACCGAAGGCGCCAAGGATCGCTTCCCGCGCCGCCGTGAGCGTTTCGGCCGTCATGGACTTCTCCAGGTCCGGCGAAAGCGATGACGGCCGCCAATCGGTCGCCGGCACCGGCCCGCCGGCCGCGCTGACCGTCACGGACTCGCGCAACAGCACCCTGCCTCGTTGACCACGGAAGCTCCGGCCCAGCGCGTTGGTGTCCTGTTCCGGTTGTTCTGGCATCGGCACAACCTGACTGCCGATCGGCGCCAGTTCGAACACTTCCGTCAGTGCCGATTCGACCGCATTGAGCATGCCGGCCGTGAGGCTGGCGCGCTTCAATGGCGCCGTGCCGTAATACGGCGCCGCCGGGTCGCAGCCGATTCGAATGTGCAGCACTTCGGCTGCCAGGGCGGTTTGTGTCGTCCCGCCGCCGGCCTCGGGGATCGAGAGGCGATAGGCGGTCGGGCGACCGTTGCGCGTCCGCAAATCCCAATCGGAGCACGGCACAAGACCGTCATCGGCGATCAGGAACACGGACTCGCCACGCAGCGCGAGGGATCGGCCGATAAGCGCGAGCGTGCGCCCGTCCAGCATGTCGGAACCCTGTACGTCGGCGAGTGAAAAGCCGCCTTCCCAAAGCGACACGCACGATTGCGCGGTAGCGGTCAGTTCGGCGATGCCGCGCCGGCCGGAAATGTACGCCTCGCGCGCCGCCACGATTTCCGCGGTGAATCCAGAACCGGCGGAACGCTTTTCCACGGGTTGCCCGCGACGAAACCAATCAAAAATCCCCACGGTCAAACCTTTCTGTACGCGCGCAGCAAATCAGCCGCGCCTGAATTTTGAAGCGCGCTCGCCATCCAAGATTCGGAGCGGCGGTGGCTGACTGTGATCGAGCCGGCAGCTACCGACTCCGATGACGCGCCCGGCTTGCCCGGCTTCGCGGCCATGTATTCGGCGGCTCGCCGAAACGCCTCATTGATGGTGGCTATGGAAACCGTCGCGTAGCCGACTTCCGCCGTGAATCGGTACGGACCCGTGCAAGGCAAATAGACGCCGCCGAGCGGGGACGGTGAGAGTGTGGCAGTCTCCCAAGCTTCGGCGCCACGGGACCACACTTCCTTGGTGACTGTTGGCGACACTGGAATCAGTGGGATATGCCATTCACCGGGACCTTCGACGATCCAAATGACGGCGCGTGTACCAAAGCGGAGCGCGGTGAACGACTCGATGCGCTGCCACACCACCGCTTTATCGAGCGCGGCGGCAGCGGCCGATAGGCCGGACGGCGCGTCGGGGTAGCTCGCCGGTTGCGCTTCCATTTGCTCGATTACGGTCGCCATTGTCACCTCCAGCGCAGCGCCGCAGGCATGGCGCGCGTGATTGTTGTGGGCGGCGGGACGAGCACACCGGCCTCGTTGTAGGTCCAGCCGGCATCGATCAACGCCTGATCTTCGTCGCTGATTTCGACTTTCGTTTCCGTGTAGGCCGGCCGCGTCACGATGCTCAGTTCGTAGAGCAGCGCCGCGAGAACGGTACGAATGCGAGCGTTGTGCATCCCGCGCGCCGGGTCGTGCCCTTCGTCAGTGAACACTTCCGGCCGCGCCACCGCGCGCGGCGGAGGAATGCGAAAGCCCGGAGAGATGCCAACGGCAAGCCCGGACTCGATCTGCTTCAACACGTCCGCGCCGTACGACGTGTCTGCAATCTGCGGCGATATCGTCGCCTCGAATGTCAACGCTTCATCGCTGTCGATCAGCGAAAGCGTTTCGTTCAACTTGCTGGCCAATGGCTTGTCAAAGCTATGCCCGACAAGCAAATGGATTTCCGCTTCCGGGTCCTCAACGCGATACCCGAACGCACGCGGCGCGAATTCCTCTTTTTGCGGACGGCCATTTTTCCCGCCGTCGGAAAGCACGGCGCGTTTCCGGTAAGGGAATCGGCCGCGCAAGCGCCGGGAACCGTCCCGACGCCTGCGGATTTCCAACGGCGCCGTATCGAATGCGCCGATTTCCATCACTGAATCCCGGTCAGGATTTCGAGCTGCTGCGCGCGCGTCGCGGTCACATCCGCGGTGATCAGTGCCGTCAACCGAAGGCCGCCACTCGCCGCGTCGGTGTAAACATCGCGGATAAAATCGATCCCTTGCCACGTCGCGAGGTAAGCAGGCGCGACACCGCCGGTGGTCACAGTCAGGAGCGCTTTCGTCGCCAAGGGCGAGCCGGTCGGCGCCGCGAGCGCGTTCGACGACATGACCGGATTGGGAATATTCTTGACGAGCCTGTCCCACTCGCTCACGGCGGTACCCGTGATCAAGTCATCGTCCATCGCGTCGAACACTTCCGGCCGCAGCAACAGCCGAACCGCATTCGGCCCGGCTGCGGCGTTCGCCGTGATGAAGCGAGTCACCGCCGCTCTGAAAGCGGCCCACGAGGCCGCAGCGCCGATCGAGGTTGAAGTTATTCCGTAACTACCGATCAGCAAGCCAGCAGGTTCGCCGCTGGCGCCCGCGCCGAGAAACACCGCCTTGTCGAGCGCGACGGACATACACCCGTTGAGGTCACGACGAATCGCAGCCTCAAGTCCGGCGCCGCTGCTCTTGAGCGCCTTCCTCGTTACTTTCATTTGGATGCCGAGAGTCGAATTCGGCGCGAGCGAACGCTCGGCGCTGGTGTACTGCGTCGGGCCGCCAACGCTGCCAGTCTCTGTGGTCTGCCACGCGGCCGAAACACTGGACGACGTGATCGGATATTCCTGCGAACCTGAATCGACATTGATCATGCCGACGCCCATCCGAACCGCGACGCTGTCGGCGAAAATACGGTCAAGAATCGGCATAGTCGTGACTGGCGAGGCAACGCCCGAAGCGATCGTCTCGCCGGCACGTTTCTCCAGCGCCTGCCACGGCACGGGCATTCCGCGATAGGAACCCTTGCTGCGCATTTCCGAGACGATTTCGGCGGTCGGCCCGGATAGATCGCGACCTTCGTCGAAATAGGCCACGACCTGCCGACACTCGAATTTATTCAACAGATCACCGTACTCGCGATCCGAACGGGTTTCCAGGTCGCCCTTGGCTTCGCGACGCTCGCCGTCCTCGGCGATCAGCGCGGCGCGATAGCGGGTTTCGTTGGTGCGATATTCGGAGTCGAGCGACTCCATCGAACGGGTTTCGTTCTCGTCGGGATTCTGCTTCCCCACAAGGCCGGCGAGCGCCTGCCGAATTTCCGACTGACGGCGAGAGATGGTCACAGACTGCAGCATGGTAGTTCCTTTCGTTTGGGTTTCGCCATCGTGGCGAGAAGATCGCGCCACGCGGCGCGAGCCGGTGAGACTTCATTTCCGAAGCCGCATTCGATTTTCGTTTTCGCTGAATGGTGGGGCGTGCAGAGCGTCTGCAGATTGTCCAAGACGAACGCGAGTTCGGGATGCGTGCGCACCGGCTTGATATGGTCGACCTCAAGCCGGCCGCACGCGCCGCATTGAACGCATTTGAATCCATCGCGTCGCTTCGCTGCCAATCGCAACGCCGGCCATCGCTTGTCTTGGATGACTTTCGCGGAATGACGCTGATACTGCTTCAAACCCATGCCGCGGCCCTCGTCTTTTTGACGGGCTGCGCAGCGATGCGCGCACCTTGCGCCACAGCGAGCACCGATGCGGACGCCGCGTCGATGCGGCCGAGCGAACGGGCTTTGGCTAATTTGATGTTGTTCGCCGGGTCACGAAGGCAAACCGCGTCGGCGAACGCCGAGCGCAGCAGCAACGACGGTGCGGCCTTCACCTTGCCGTCATAGCAGTGGCGGCGGAAGCGGTCGCAATCTTCGTTGCCGTCTCGGAAACCAAATCCCCGCCACACAAGCGGCGCGCGAATGCGTGCGGCGTCGATAGCTTGACCAAGCTCGGCTTGTTTGTAACGGTCCATGATAAGACCGGCGATCGGCTCGCCCTCAACGCGGCGCATGACTTCCGACAACCACGGTGCAACCGGGACCGTTGCATCGCCCAAAGTCGATAGCTCGCCGCGGCTGGACATCTCGGAATATCGCGAGCCGACGCCATCGGCCGCGCCGCGGTCACTCAAACCAGGCTTCGACGGAAACCAGCCGTGCACTTCAAGCCGGCCAGTTTCGTACCAAAAATACGCCGCGGCCGTCATCGAAGCGGAGCCGCCCAGGTCGACGCCGATAACAACCGGCCCTTGCCGCGGCGGCAAATCGTCTGTCTCGCATTTCAGCCATTCATCGGTCGTGAGCAGGACGTCGCGCGTTTCGCCGCTCACGCGCTGATTCAGGTTGTACAATCGCCAGGTGGTCAGCGCCGATCCACCGCGAGAAATCGCGCGACGGGCTTGCGACTGCAGCCATTCGAGCGAAGCGCCTACGCCATATTCGGCGCCGGGATTCGCTTTACGAATTTGCTCCAAATCGTCAGGCACACAGCCGTCATCGGCGCGGTGTTCTTGCCTAAAGACGCCCGGCTGATCTTCATCGAGCCATTTGGAAAAGGCGTGCGTATCATCCGGCGCCGACGTCGAAATCAAGAGCATTCGACCGCCGCGTTTGCCAAGGCCGGACAACAGCGCGTGTTCAAGCGCGTCGCCCTTGTCCTTTTCCCAGTGGCCGCGTTCGTCGCATATGCAAAGCGTCGGGCTGGTGCCCAAGGCTGTACGACCGTCGGCCGGGATGACACGGATTACATGCGGGCCGGATGCATCCTCGAATTCGATTTCCAGGCGCGGCGCGCGGCGGAACGTCAGCCGCTTTTGCGTCGCCTCTGGTAAGCTCTGAGCGAGCCCCGCAACGTAGTCCCAAACGATGCGCCCTTGCTCGCGAGTTCGTGCGCCGACCAGGGCCTCACGACGCGGCTGCGGATCAATCTCACCGAGCAAATGCCCAAGCGCGACACCGGCCGTTAACGCCGATTTGCCGCCACCGCGGGCCACGCTGAGCGCCGCGACGCTGATGCCGTTGGCCAGCCCGCCACGAAGAAATGACTTCTGGTACGGCGCGAGTTTGAGCGCTTTGCCGGCGCGGGACCCGGTCGGGACCTTTAACTTTTCGATAAACTTGACGGCCTTTGCGGTCACCGGGACCCCCGCAGCGAGCGAGCGCGAGAAGAAATGCCCACCCCTCCGTGTGGTTCCCCGCCCGAAAACCGGGGCATTGGCACCGCTGCGGCGCGGCGCGCGGCGCTGATGCGTTGGCGCGCGAGGCGTGCGCTCGGCATCAGGTGCGACATTGGAGAACCCACGCCGCGCCCGCGGGATCGAGCGCAACGCTGATGATCGAGAGCGTCCAACCGCCAACCGTCACGGTGTTGCCGGGTGCCGGCGTCACGCCGAGGGTGGCAGCGACGATGAACACCTTGGCGTCATCGACAAGCACGTCGCCGTTCGCGCGCTCCGCGGTCTCGTAGCTATCGCGCCAGCCTTCGCACGCATGCGCCACGTCGACGTACGTCGGTGCCCACGGCGGTGATTCCGGATCAAGCTCCCGCACCGTGACGATGACGGTCTGCGGTATGTCGGCCGCGGCAAGCGCGTCGGTCAGTTGCTCTGCAAGATAACCGTCGTCGAGGATAGACAGGAGTAGACCCCCATACGCAGAAATCCCCGCCGACCCGATTCAACGGGCAGGCAGGGCGAAGCAGAATATTGTCACATCCTACACGATCACGGAGATTTGTCAACCAGATGGCACGGCGCTTGCTTCCGCGGACAGTCTGCAATTGTGCAAACTGTCTACAAGTCATTGATAATGCAATATTATTCTATCGCCATATCGGCTTCGTCGTGCGATGATGTCTCGCAACCAGGAGGACGACATGGCCGAAATTATCCAGTTCGACGACTACCTGTTCGATGACAGCTTTTGGCTGCAGTGCTGTGAGATCGCCAAGGAACAGGGCACGACACCAAATGCGGTCGTCATCGAGCATTTCGCCACACTGACCAAGCGGCACGGGATCGAGATTGACACCACCAAGTGCGATTAGGTGTTGCCGTCCCCCGTCCCGTCCCCGTCCCCAAGCGTCCCCTGGATACGCCCCGTAGCGTCCCCACTGTCCCCCCACCCTAAGAGGGGGGACAGGGGACGGGGGACGGATACGGCGGCGGGGGCGGAATTATCGATGGCGAGCCTGGAAAATGTGGAAGAATTACATTCCCGCCGCCCGGCTGCGCTGGCCAGATAAAACCGTCGCGCTCGACGACTGACTGAGCGTCCACGAGTCCGTCCTTGATTTTCTTGAACGCCGATCGCGGGTTCTTTGCGTCTCGATCGAGAACACCGCAGCGGAACAATTCCAGCCGCCACTGCTCCACCGCGACCACCTTCAAGTACGGGGGAATGTCGGTCCCTGCCGGTGGCTCTTGCCCATGGTCACGTAGCGCCCGGTCCAGGGCGTTGAGCGCCAAGCTCTGCCGGGTCGTGGTCGCCCTCGCCTTTGGCGTGATTGCGACAGCCTCAGTGGACAGGATGCCGACCGTTCGCGGTTCGCCGTCCTCGTCGGCGCCGATCGCGATATCCTCCATTCGAAACGAGGTGAGCGCACCTTCGGCGAGGTCGTTTGCTTTCACGATCGTGGCGATTCGAACCACGTCGCCGGATATCTGCACCGCCAGATCGACGTGCCCGAGCTTGGCACTGCTGCCGCGTTCGCCGCGTGTCTCGTCTTTGCCCGTGTGGCCAATGGTGGCGATGTGAACAGGACTCATCAACTGCTCATGGACGAGCTTCATGTTCGCGGCGACGCAATTGACGTGCTGCGCCTTGTCCTCGTCTCCACCGCCAGCCGCTACGCCCTTCGAATAGGTGTCGACAACAACGAGGCCGATCGGAACGCCGAATTGCTTTTCAGCTTCGTTGATGGTGTCCACGATGGTCGTGACACAGCCCAGGTCGACCATGTCCACGATGCGGTCGCAAACCGCGATCGGCAAGGCGCCGAGCGCGTCCCTGATTTTGTACGCCGCGAGCCGACGCCTTGTCAGTGCCGCGCGCTCAAAGGCGAAGAACACCACGCCCAACGACCGCGGCACCTTGCGCCCTCGCCATTCCCGGCCGGCCGCAAGGTGAACGCTCAGGTCCGCCAGGAGGCTGCTTTTCAGCGAACCCGGAGGCCCGAACCACGATGAGTCCTCGTCAAGTGCGACCACGCCCTTGATCGCCCATGCTTTCGAGGGCTCACGCCCGCAATCATCGAACGTTCGAAACGGTAGCGCCGTCATCAATGATTCCTCTTGCGGCCGATCAGCTTCGGTCCGAGTTGAAGTTTGGGACGCGCGTTTGCGAGCCGCGCCTCGAAATGCGCGACGATGGATTCGAGGTCGTCAACGAAACGGAACCGCATTCCGCCGAACATGGCGCACCATCCGACGACTTCCGGGTCCGGCCATTTCTTGTCTGCAGCGTACGGCCGCCAGCCGGTGCGGTACGCAAGATCAAGCTTGGCAATGCGCTCCTTAAAGCGATCGATGCGCGCCAGCCGGTGCGGCTTGCTGGCGACCGCCTCCATTTCTGCCACGGTGAGGATAGAGCGAGCCGTGTCCATGCCACGCGCAGCAAACCATTTGTCGTGGGCGTTGAGGTGGTCGAGCGCACGCGTCAGCTCCGGGCGCGGTCGCCAGCCGATCCGCGTCTCGTCGCGCAGCGCGCCCATGCGCTCGCGGATTTCGGTCAGGTCGTCAATCCAGGTCAGATACTCTGCGTGCAACGACGACACGAGGTCGTCCGTCAGTGGCACGCTCGATTGGTTAGCCGTGTTCATTGTTCGGGTTCTCCATTGCGGTGAACCCGAATCGCAGAGGCGCTTGAAACAAAGGACCGACTGCGCTATATGGACAGCCTTCCACGACCACCACAAGATCATCGGCCCCGGCTCGCGCGCCAACGCGATCCGGGGTTTTCGTTTGCTCAAGCGCCGCTCAAGGCGACAAACGCGCGGTGCGCTGCTTCCGCCAGTTCGCGCCGAAGTTCGAAGTCGCAGATTATGACGGGTCGCGGTTCGCCGCGCCGGATTGCACCCCGGCTCGGCCTGACCATGATTGCGCCGTCCTGGGCACTGCGGAGCAGCATGCAGCCGTTCAAGCGAAAACCGCGCGCCACCGCATCGAACCGAGCGAGCATTTGGTGACCTTCGCCCGTCACGCCCTCGGCGAGCGCGATGCAAACGATCGTTGCTTCGCCGGTCATGCCGCGGCCTCAATGCCAAGCTCGTTAAGAAGCTTGCGCTTGCTGAATCGCGCGGTGCCCGGCCCCACCTTGATCGGTGGTGAAATGCGTCCGGCTTTCACCCATCGCCAAAGCGTTGACGGGTTGACCGGGGATTCATCGCCACCAGCAACGCGGCATGCGGCAACGGTCGTAATCAGGTCGGTAGTGTCAGACATCATTTTTCCCTTTGAGCTTGAACGCAAAAATCCCCGCCGCGATCATTCAAGATCGAAGCAGGGCATGGGGAATCCGCGCGAGCGAATTTATGTGAGTACGCTAGTGTAACCGATCGCGGCGCAGAATGCAACTCGACGCATTACCCGACCTTAAACGGAACGACGTCAGCGCCCGTTAGTATCCCATTAACCCGCGCTGCCCACGTGTCGAGTGCTTCGCGTTTTTCGCGGGCATAGCCGTAACGCGCGTAGACCTTGCTGGTCACGCTCGCCTTCGTGACGCTCACATGATTGAGCACGTGGCCAATGATGAACGGCGACACGCCAATTTCTTCCATGCCGGTCGCCGCGCTTCTGCGCAAATCATGCGGTGTCCAACCGTCGATAGCCCATTCTTGCCGCGCCACAGCTTTCGCGACGGCCGCGCCCGTGACGGCCGCGCGCGCTCCAGGGCCGGGGAAAATCCACTGCGGCCTTTTCCTGTTCTTGCGTTCCGAGAGCGCGTCCACGGCCGCGATTTGCTCGCGGATGATTTCGGTTGCCATGTCGGACAGCGGAACAACGTGCTCGCGCCCGTTCTTTGCGCGTGTCGGCGGAATCGTCCACGTGCATTTGTCTAAGTCGACTTCGGCTCGCGTCATGCCAGCGACCTCGCCGACGCGCTGCGCTGTGACGAGGCACAGGCGCAGGATTCGGGCCGTGCCCTCGCGCATGTCCGCATTGCCCAGTGCCGCCCACATGGCTTTGATTTCGTCAGCGGTCAGCACGCGGTCGCGTTCGGTCGTTTCGGTCGGCTTCTTCATTCCCTCGACTAGATTGGAGTCCAGATCGCCGCGCGCCCGTGCCCAACGGACCATGGCGCGAACGTCTTCGAAAAGGCGGTTGGCTTCGACGCCTGCGCCGCGATCCTTCACACGATCGATGCACTTCGTGATGTCGCGGCGGTGTAATTCGGCGAGTTTCACGTCGCCGATCACGTCGCAGACGTTCTTGCGGAGCCGCCGGGCGATTTCGTCTGCGGAACGTTTCCCAACCGCGTGACGAGCGATGTAGTTTTCCACCATGTCGGTGACGGATTGCCCGGCCGCCGCGGCGCGTTTCTCGGCTATCGGGTCCTTGCCCTCCCCGACCGCCGCGCGCGTATCCCGAGCTTTCTGGCGTGCGCCCTGCTCACCACCAAGCGGAAGCTCCGGGTACGTGCCGAGCTTCAACCACGCGCGCTTGCCATCGGCCGGCTTTGTGTAGACCAAGAACCACGCTTTGGCGCCGGCCGCAGTCACCCGAAGGCACAGCCCGCGAACGGTGGTATCAAAGTGGTCCGCTTTACGGCCCGCCTTGCACTTAGCCGATTGGCAAAATTTGTCGGTAAGCTCGACCTGCGGCAT